AGTCAGCTGACGCTTTATCTGTAGCTATTTGGGCTAATACAGCTCGTGTATTACGTCCAGCAGCAGAAAAGGATTCATTTAACATAGCCATCTGTCTGCCTGTGTCAGCAGCTGTAGCTTGGTATCCTTTCATTGCACTTCGACCAGTAACACCTCTTGCTCGTAGTTTCCCTTCATTTATTAAGTTCTGTAGATAAGCGTCTTGCCTATCAAATGCCATTTCTGTGTGTATTTCTTCGAGTTGTCTATACTCGTTTTCAGTAGCAGTTTGAGCTGACCTTTCATTCAAACTTAACTGTTGATTATATATCTGAGTTGATCTTTCAAACTGGGCTTCATTAGAAGCTTGTTGTCGATCTCGTATTTTTAGTTGATATTCGTACTGTTGTGCATTTGAAGCATCTTGGAAATCAGCTCGGCGATTTTCATTTAAAGCTTTAATACGAATCTCCTCCATAGCGAAGTTTCGATTCTGCTTTATCATCTCCTTATCCATTTCCCACTTCTTCATGTCGTAGTCATACTGACGCATGGTTGCTTCATTCTGCCTGTCTGCCTGAGCAGCAGCAGCATTTGCAGCCCTATTTCCGCCTAGTATACCTCCGATAACCTGTACACCAGTACCCACTACCAGAGCGGTTGTGGTTGGTTCCATTTATGTCCTCCTATAAAACTTCGGTGAATATTGTCCTTCCCACATCATAGAGTTTAATGCCACGGGAAATGGAGAATCATTAAAAAGTCTTAGTTGGAAGTTTTCGTTTTTCTGATGTATTGGTATTGAGAATACAGTCTGACCTGTTAATGCAATGTCATTAGCTAGGTAGTTATCAGCCTCAATAACAGGCTGTAAGCTGTACCACTCATCTAAATATATTAATATATCTACACCATTACCGGGTGCAGAGTTAAATGTAATTGTAGTGTCGTTTGTAACTGTAAAAGCTGTAGTCACAACACCATCTAATTTGACCTTTATCTGGTCTCTATCTATGTATGATAGATCATCTTCGTTCCAGCTGTATGCTGTTGTAGACCCATCTCCTGTATATTGTTTCTTTCCTTGTCTAATACCTTTAGACTTTAATTTAAAGCCCATAACTCCTGATAGACCTACTGCAAACTTCATACGAGCTATTGTTAAATTAGCTGTAAAGTCAGTCTTAGTCATGTTATCATCAACAAACATATATGTCTTAGGTAATGTAACATCTAAGTCGTACTTCCATCCAATAATAATATCACTAGATACGCTAGTTAAGTTCTTGAGTGGTATCTTAAAATATGTACCACCACCATCTGAAGCTATGTCAGGTGTAACAGTAAATCCAGATTCAATAAATTGACCTGTAGCTGTTGTACCTTTAATTATAAGTATTGGATCTAACCCTGTAACATTAGCCCAAGGTATATAGCACTTAGTAAAGTTATTTGTACTATCATAAGCCACTGAACTAGGCGGAGCATAGAGATCAATACATGGGTTAATTTTTTGTCCATCATTATTTACGATAACTGCGTCTTCTGGACTCTGGCTAAGACTTACTTTAGATAATGTAAACTGGTTGCCCTGTTTAGTCACCGCTAAGAAGTCATCAGAGTCAATCGCTATAGTTTGTACTGTACCGGGTAGTTCCCAGTTAAACCAAGACTGAACAAGAGTTTCTTTACCATCATTATATGTACGATAGAAATAAACCTTATTATTATCTTGGTCAGACATAGCTATAAACTGGTTCTGAGGACTAGCTATAAGTGTATCTATAGTATGTGGTATCCATTCGTTTACAACACGTCCTACGTCAAGTACCTGTGGGTTCTCGTCTTGTCCTCTTGTAATCATACCAAATACACGTGTGTAACTTGGTGTCTTACTTAGGAAGTTTATATTAGTACCCATGTCTACTGGGTCAACATGTATATCTACTTCATAGTTTGAAATAGGTGCAATAGTAGCGGAAGCTGGTGTAAGAACACCGTCTGCTGATCTAAGCATAAACTGCTGATTCTTACTAAATAATACCAGACCCTGAGTTGTAGGTATAATAGCATGTAAGTTAGCTGGCCTGATAGTAGATGCACTGAGATCTATAGGGTCAGCATCTGTAATAATCTGAGCTGAAGTATGATAGAAGTTAAAATACTTAGCAGCTTGACTCATAGATACGTTGTCATTAGACAAGAATCCTAATCTGTTATTATGGAAGAATGCTTCCTGTATTTTATGACCAACAAAACTGGGGTGAGAATTAGTAGTATCATCTCCTACTTCTCTATCTACCCAGCTAAATTGTCTAAATGTAAAGTTATTTAAAGCTGTGTTAACTAGCTCATGTGGCATAGTAGAGCCATCAAGCCCTGCGGATTTACTAGGGTCACGTGTCTCTTGCCAGAAACCATTACCTGATACACCATTATCAGCTACAAACTTAGCAAAATAAGTATCGTTAGCAGATGCTGTATTGATAACTTTTACAACATGATCTTGGAAAGATTGTATTGGTAGCTGTGCTACGTTATCTACTTGATCTTGGAATACAGTTAGTTTATTGTTAGCCGGTCCACCTTGACAGCTAATAGCAAATGCTGTACGTGTACCACTAACTACTCTACTGAGTTCTAGTGTACCTAGATATTTAGTAACTGTTAGTCCTGAGATATTGAAGGCATCAATACCATTTTTTAAAGTTGTAAGTAACTGGTCATATGTTGTAGTTGTACCAGTAGTCGTAGTAAATGTCTGATCTGATGCACCACCTCCAGCATTCATAGTAACACTGTATGTAGAGCTAACAGCTGTATCAGTAAGTACAAGTGTAGCTCTGGTGTTAGCTATGAAATTAGGATCTGGTTGTTTAGCTACAGTCTGTAAGTTGTTTACAATAACTGAGGTGTCCTGTACAGTAAGTATAGAGTAGTTTAATCTAGAACCTGTAAGATAGTTTACAGCATTTACAGCTGTGCTTGTATCCATAGTAACGTTACATACTGTACCATCTACGTTCCAGATAGCTATACTACCATAACCACTGTTAGGCTTAGGAGTAATAACTCCAATATATCTTTCGTCAGCAGTTCTAGCTATGTAGAACCATTTACCACCATCATAGGTTGTACCTGTTCCTAGATTCTTAATCCATTTGAATCCAGATCTTTTAGTTAAACCAAAGGTAGGGTCAGGGTAAGCATTAAGACACTCTTTGACTTGACCGGGAAGTTTCTTGTCGTCTGATTGTCTAGATACTCCGCCAAGGTAGTGGTCAATTCGTTGAGTAACTGATGCCATTTATCTTTGAAGAGCGTGAAAGGGTTGATAAGCTGGGTAGGAATTTGTTTTGTCGTAAGGATGTCCAAATATAGTAAACTGTCCTTGAGAAGTTTCATACTCCATAGCTAATGCTCTAGCGTATGCTTCTTGTTGTTGTAACATTTCATATTGGTTTGTATCTCCTACAATTCTTTGAGATACAATGGTAGCAGCTCTGGCTACTATACTATTCTGAATAGGTTCTGGTAAATCTACCCAATCAAACTCCCATACAACATCACATTCGACACCATCAGGATGATCTGTCCATGTGTATCTGTGATGTATTCTGTCGTATAATTTACCTTGTCTACGTACTGCATCATACTCCATGTTAGCTGAGTTCTTAGACAGCTTGAGTTGTAGTACGTTATTAGGTATAGGTATTTCGTTATTACTATCTATAGGGAATAGGTAATGGAACTCCTTGTTAAATGTCCAACCTTCAGCTTGAACTTCACGAGTCACCTGTAACAACGTATCATAAGCAATCGCAACGTCCGGGTTGGTTTGATCTAGGGTGGTTACAGGAGCCTGCCCACATGTGGATAATATTTGGTTTATAGCGGGTAGTTCTTTGTTAGCATTTGTGGTTGGAAAAGGCATAATTATAAATAAAAAAAAGGAGGACCGAAGCCCTCCGTATCTGTACGCATTAGAATGCAGCGTTACCTGATGAACCTGTAGCAGCACCAGCAATAAGCTCGACACATGCAGCAGGGTTGAGGTAGTCAGCACCCATAGCTAGGCGACCTAAGATTACGTCACCTTGGTAAACAACTGATACATCACCTGAAGTTACCTGAACCTGTGGTCCGATAGCTTCAACGATACCAGCTCCTTCCTTCTGGAATATAAGTCCACAAGAGTTAGCAAATTCTGTCTCTTCACCATACTCGTTGTTGATTCCAGTTACATCATTAGCAGCATCTTCTACAGCTTCGCCGACGAAAGATCCTACGTTTCCGGGTGATGTTACACCGGGGT